TAATTTCGAACTTCGCAAATGAGATTATGCTTGAGATTGACCGTGGCATCATCGCTGACCTGCTTGCTGGTGCGGTACATAGTGCAGCTTATACTTATTCTGCGACGGTTCCTGGAGAGGTAGAGAGCATTCGACAGCTGATCACTCAGGTGAGTGCTGTATCTGCGAAGATTCACCAGACAAGTGGTAGGGCTCCTGCTAACTTTATGGTGGTAGGTCCTGCGGTTGGAAGTTTGTTGGATCAGCTTTCCACCCACGGTGATTTTGCTTCGATTGAAGGAAACATCAAGTCTCCGAGTTACGGTCCTGTTACTGCGGATTACGGTATTGTTCGAATTGGTACTCTTCTGCGCAAGTGGGCTGTATACATGGATCCGTACATTGATGAGACTAAAATTCTCATCGGTCTCAAGGGTAAGAACTTTCTTGATGCTGGTTATGTGTACGCGCCTTACGTGCCACTGCAAGTTACTCCTACTTTCTTGGATCCTGATGACCAGACCTTCCGCAAGGGTGTCAGGACTCGGTATGCAACCAAAATGTTGCGTCCTGAGTATTACGGTGTGGTGAATGTAAGCGGTCTGCCGACTGTTACTTCTACTCCGTAGTTTGTGATTCGGTAATGAGTCTATGAGGCCGAGTCGTTTAGTCGGCTCGGCCTCTTTTTTTTAAAGGGAGATTTCCATGGAATTTATATTGACAAGAAAGTACGTTAAGCCACTGCCTTTGACGGGTAAGAGAAATATTATGCGCGGGAATACTCCTGTCGTTGAGCTGGTAGATTTAGTTTTTTATCCAATGAAGGTAAAGAATGTTCCAGACGATATTGAAGTGAGTCATTTGATCATTGATGGCTACATTGTTCCTGCTGCTAACCAGAATGAGAAAAAAGTCATTAAGGTAGATGTAGGGGTTATAGAGGTAACTGTTAAGCCTGGAGTGGATGGAGAGTTTGGAACAGAGGATGATGAAGTGAAATTATCCAAAAAGGTTATTGAAGAGAAGATTGAAGAAGTTACCGAAGAGGTTGTTAAAGAAGTTATTGAAGAGAAAAAGGTTGAGGTTAAAGAGGAACTGGTAGGTGAAGTTATTGAAGAACCGGTTATAGTGAAAGAGGAAGAAAAGACTGAAGCGGTTATTGAAGAGGTTGTTAAGGTAGAGGAGAAGATAGAGGAAAAAGTTACTGTAGAAGATGAAAAACCTAAAAGGAAAATTGGCAGACCTAAGAAAAACAGGGCAGAAGCTAAGCCAAAGCGGAGAGTTTATAAACGCAAGAAGAAACAGGATTAGGAGATAAGCATGGCTCTTTTTCATGAAAAAAGGTTGGATAACACGTTGGATGTGGGAGACATAGGCGTAGGTGAGACTGTTGAGGTGAGGACACTTATGGGTATTCCTAAAGTCTGTGGTGAGGTTACAGGGTCAACTCCACTTGGTTTGATAGTGAAAGAAGAGGGTGGACATAGTACCTTTTATCAAGAAGGTCTTCATCTTTTTGCTGTTATAGAGCCTGATGTTGTTACGAGGATAGGGAATGTTCTTACTGATATGGATCCAGACCAGAGAGTAGAAATGAAACTCAGATCTATCGGTGAGAAGGATGATGATTTGACAGGTGGAGGGGCTAAGAAACTTGATAAGGGTTTTGAGCGTGGAGATGACGATGATTCCGACAAAGACAAGGATGATGACAAGGACGATAAAGACGACGATGATAAGAAGGAAAAGGAAAAGCCTAAGAAGAAGAAGGAACCAGAGGCATCTGATTCTGTAGTGGATCCAGACGCGTTACCAGATGATATCCAGAAGGCTATTATAAGTACAGAGCAGATGGATGAAGCTCAGTTGAATGGTGTCCTTGGAGAGATAAGTGAATCTGTGGTAAAGTCATTAAAGCGGGCTGGGGTAAAAGAGACGGAAATATTTAGTACGGCACAAAAGATACAAGATGCTGTGCATAAGATATTGACGGGCAAGAAACAGGGTAAGTAAACATGGCAATAAATACAGAGGCTCAGCTTAAGGAATATATTCAAAGGCGTCTTGGACATGGTGTTGTTAAAGTTGAGCTTACGGATGATCAGCTTGACGATGCTGTGATGGCTGCAAAAGAATACTGGCAGATGTGGGTAGGGCAGCCAAAGGCCAAAGAGATGACATCTACTGGAACGACAGAATATGCAAAGGCTTTGATAGGTTCTGATGTAAGTTATGTAACAGATGTTATTTTTTCTATGCGGTCGGATGGCTTGACAAATATTTTCAGTTGGGCAGATGTAGAATACAATCCTTATTACAATAGCTATGGTAGTCCTAATTATAGATATAGTGATTTGTTGCAATATATGCAGCATAGAGAAATAGGAAGAAGGATAACATCGTCTGATAGAGATTGGGCGTGGGACGAGGCTCAACAGCTTTTGATTGTCACTCCTTTGCTTGATGCAGGGGAGGTGTTTGTGGTGATATATACTTCAACTGAGATGGAGCTTTCTAACTTAAAAACTTACGAGTGGAGAATGTTTCGGGATTATGCCTTGGCACAGGCAATGAGAACGCTTGGTGCTATAAGGATGAAGTATACAGATAAGCCTTCTGCAACGGGTAGCTTCTCAATGGATGGAGATGCTCTTTGGGCAAATGCAGAAGCTTTAGAAATGCAGATAGAAGATAAAATGAGAAACTTGCAAGAGCCAGTACCTTTTTGGGCTCAATAAAGGAAAAAATATTATGGATTCAGATTTACAAAAACTAATGGGGCTGGCAGAGAAGTGTTTTTCTTCGGAAGATAATAAAGCTTTTGGTAGACAAGCAGAAGTTAAAAGTCTTATGGAGGAAAAGATAAGAGAGAAAGTAGTTCTTCTGGAGGGTGGAGTTCTTCCTCCTTTGCAAGGGAAGCATGGAGATGGAGAGGTAGCTTTTTATTTTGACATGAGGGGTGATGCGGAAGATCTGTATGATTTCTTGCTTGAGACTCAGATGGTTATACCTGGAGAGATAAGATTTGACGCTACAGAGGCTAAGTATTCTGTCCATCTCACTTCTGAAGTTGTGATGAACAAACCTGAGGTCGTCCATGCGGCTATAATGGCTTATGAGCACCAGCTTGAGGATGGGTATGAGGAGTATGCAGAGTCTATTTCTGAGCTTGTTAGAGCAAGGGAAGAGATGTCAGAGGGTAAAAAGGTCTCTGTCTCTAAACTTGAGTCTGGTTCTATTTTTGTAGGTGCCAGAAGGGTGAGGAACGATAGTATTTTTGAAGATGAGGATGGTGTTGGAGATACCCTTGCAAGAGTATTTAAGAAATATAGGTCTGATAAAAGAAATCCTATTTGTCAGGGTTACGATCAGGAAGACTTTGCAGGCATATATGAGACACAGGAATATCTTAAGAATGCTCCAAGATTGTTAAAGTAGCAGATGGCAAGAGTATATTACGATGAGGATGCGGCATATCTAAGGTGCTTAGAGGATGAACGTATAGAGTTGGTGGGACCAGAGATAGAGTATTATTCTCTAAACAGGGGAACCCATGTAGATGCATTATACGGTGAACCCACGAATGATCCTTTGTATGGAGGGGCATCTGCAAGAGGAACAGATTCAAAGAGCGAAGAGGCTTGGAACTTCTATCCTGGAGATGGGGTAGATTCTGTAACGATGCCTGCTGCTGTAGAGTATGAGCAGATGACAAATAGAGAGCCTGTAGTAAGGGAAAATGGAACTACGTGGGAATATGATATGATACTTGTTATTTCAAGGGATGCCTGGGAGTGTGCTTTGGAAGATTTAGTTATAGATGGTAGGCTTCCGAAAGAGGGGGATGTACTTTATGTTCCAGATTATGGGGAGTGGATGGATGTAACAAAGGTAGGTACGGGAGGAAATGTATCAGATTCTGGGACTTATGTAGGGTTTAGGTTTGAACTTAAGAAGAGGACAAGATTTACACCAGACAGGAAAGTAGCATGAGAGAGTTGATAGAGCGTCTTGAAGAATCTGCCTATAATAGTTTTGAGTTACTGCAGGCAATGTGGTGGTATTCTAATGAGTTCCATAAGGGTTTGTTTGAAAAGATATTGAGCAGATCTAAGTTGATAAGCAAACGAGATTATCAGGATTACAAGAGGCACTATAAGGAAACGAATGATGATAATAAACCTATGAGTTATGATGAGTGGTTGAATTATAAGGTTCAAGATTTAGATGGCTGGGATACAGAGATAATTGCGAAGAAGTTTTTAAAGGCTATACAACAAGGTTCAAAGGGGTCTGTGATTAGAAAAAATACGACATTTACTCCTGAGAGCATAATAGCTTTATACAAAGAGGAAACTTATTAAGATGAGAGAGTTGATAGAAAGGATTGAACGATGGAGCACATTCATAGAGTTTGAGAAGGAAAAGTAGCATGAAGAAGATAGAGGGAGAGTCTAAATGTGAAGCAATGGACAGACTTGAATTGTTGTTTTTTGAGATAGGAAAGAGAGAGGTAAAAATTGTTCAGTTGAAGAGACAGATAGACGAACTTAATGAATCAGCGAAATCGATTTCGCGAAAGGAAAAATAAGATGACAGATTTAGAAAAAGCTGAATTAGAGTATTTAAGGTTGAAGGTAAAGGAATTAGAAAGTAGAGAGCTAGATTCTTTGAGAGAAGAAGTGAAGATATTAAAAGGGCGAGTGGATGAGCTTTCTGTTCAACCATATAGGTATGTTCCCTACGTTCCTTATCAACCTATATGGCAGGTTAATCCTGATCACCAGCCGACGTATATCAATCCTGATTATCATCCTTATGGTGACGTGGATATGTGGTGTGATGCTGATAATGGAAAGGTCACATGTTAACTGCTGAGATGGCAAAAGCTGAGATAGAGACAGGTCTATCTGCAGTATGTGCTTGGTGTGAGCACTGGCATGAGAATAAAGAAAGAGATTGTGGGAGAGATTGTGGTGGACCTGGAAGTAAGATGAAAGCATTTCCTGCTTACAAAGGTCCTTGGGAGGGGAATCTTATAAATATGTGCTACATATGCGGAAAAGAGCCTGATGCAGCGATAGAATTAGGGGGAGGAATGCTTGGGGTATGTAAGGAGCATTTGGAACATTTCAAGAAGATGATAAAAAGACAACCGGGGGATAAACTGCCGGTTGTTAAGGAGCAGGTTGTAATGGTACCTTAGGGACGATGATGAAGGTTTAGATAGTTGGATGTTGTCAGTTTGTGAGTAGGTTTGTTTGGGAATTTATGGAACTCAATCCAGGCGTAGTTCTGGATAACGATTAAGGAGAATCGTAATGGCAACAATTTTAAATGGTGACATCCAAGTTGATTATCTGGCGGACAATCGCCAGAAGAGACTAAGTTGGTTAGGTGGTACAAACCCAACCTACACGATGAACGAAATTTATTCAGCGATGGCAACATTGTTGGATGAAACAACTACAATTGATGATGGAACATGTTTCTCGGCTGAAACTCCAGTGGAGTATACAATTGGGAAGATTGACACTGGTGATACAGAGCCTTGGTATATCACCTTTGATCTGATGGAGCATGTAACTGGAGGGGCTCTTAGAACCTCTGGTTGGGCAAGAGTTGTAGATACAAATGCAGGTATTCTTGTTGTGCCAGTGGCTTCTGGTGGAACTATTGTGGCTGCTGACGAAGGCTATGACGTAACTCATGCTGATGGTGATGCTGGAACATTACTTGAGTTTATTGATACTGGTGGATCGTCTGATTATTTAGTAATTAGGCCAGATACAAGTGCAGCGGCAAATGACTTTAGTACTTCCGCAGGTGTCATTACTTCTGCAAGAGGTGCTTTTACCGCTACGCAGAATGCAGCCAGTACGACAGGCGAACAGATTTGGGCTAACTTGTATTCTCTTGGTACTATTGATTCCAATGTACACCTTTATGCGTATCAGGGAGCAGTTGCAACAGACGGTGATAGAGTAAGGTTGACAAGTTGGAACGATGCTACTCAAGATTGGTATGGTAATAGTCATATTGATATTTGTATTGCTCTTAAGGATATTACGGCAAGCACATGGTCAATTATTGATGCTGGATACATCACAATCTTTGGTAGGAAATATGGTGACCTGTATGCATCTTTTGAGGTTGCTTGTTCTACTACTTCTGGTGGTCGTAATCCGATTCCTTTGCAGACAGCTTCGGATCTGGATAATACAACTGGTATTCTGACTGAGACTTTTGATGGTACTAATTATGGTGCTGGATGGGCAGTTGGAGATATTATGTCTGGGGATACTTCTGGAGCCAGAGGTATTATTACAGCGATTACAACTCCTGGTTCAACCCAGACGGTAGACTTCATACCTATTGACGATCCTCTTGGTGTTAGTTCAGCCTGGACATCTGGGGAGGATGTAACCAGTGATGGCGGTGGCACAGGTGCCTTTACGGATCTACCGTCAGATACGGGGCCAGCAGCGTCTTCATGGTTTACTAATACAACGACACCTACGATTGCTTTTACTTATGTTGAGGCGGATATCGATGATGATAGTACGAATGAAAGTTATGCTATCGCGATTGATTGTAAGTCTAATCCTTTGACGGAAGTTTATGAGTGGATTAAATATGCAACAAGAAATGGCGAGACGGCAAACGATCTGGATGGGATTAATGGTGAATCTTATATTGGTGGTGAGGTTTATTTGTCCTGGACTGGTGCTATATCTGGAACTATGTCAGAGGGTTCTGACGTAACCCAGGCAACATCGGGTGCTACAGGCGTTATCGTTGCTATAGATGCGACTGCAAAACTTATGTTGTTAAGAGATACGAGAGGTACATTTTCAACATCTTACGTGGTGACTGACAATGACCAGTCAGGTACAGTGACACCTGATGATGCAGCGGTGACGTTTGCTCCTAAGACAGCATCTCCATTGGGTACATTTGCTGGCGGCACGTTCTTTGGTGCTCGTGGTGTATTGCTGACTAATTATCTTGCAGCTGATGCCAATAGTTTCATTCTGACTCCAATTGAGGGTGGGACGAAAGAGCGACCTGCTTCTATTACTATTGCAGTTTCAAATCTTGTTGGTGGGGTAGCAACTTCTAATCTTCATGATAGAGTTTCCGTGTTTAGACTCACAGGGGCTGGCACAGATATAAACAAGACTGAGTATACTTGTGATGGTGGAGAAGCAGTTGGAGCTAATACAATTACGGTTGGTGGTTCAATAGCTCAGGATGTTCCAGGCAAAGTCGATGGAGGAACTCTTGTTCTGGTGGACGATTCAGACGGAGGAGCCGAATATAAACTGCGTTTTACAAGTTGGACTGGATCTATATTCACCTTGAACGAGATTACTGGAACAGCTACAGCAGGCACTGGAGACACGACATTGGTTGATTCTGGAGCTACATTTACTGATGGTGCGGATCAGGTTTTCCGAGGGGATCTTGTGATTGTTGCTGGTAAAGGCTCAGCACATGTCAAGACTGTGGATTCTGATACTCAGTTGACCTTGGAATCACCAGGTATTTCTGGTTTTGTAACGACAGATGCATATGAGTTGAATACATGTCCGGTCTTGCTTACGTCTTCGGATAAGGTTTATGTTCCTTTTATGGATAGGATTGCTTTGAGTGCAGAAGAGAGTGTATCTATTACCTATGCTTCTCAAATTTACTATCGTGCAAAAGTGAGAAATACCAGAGCGGCGACGAAGATCAAGCCGTTCTCTGTGGATGGATCCTCAAGTGGTTCCGATGTGTCGGTGGCAACCATTAGAACTGAAGATACGATTATTAATTAACGGCCAGTTGACTGGTTGGCTCTTTAATAGGGGCCAACCAGCTTTGGAGGGTACATGGCAAAAGCAAAGAAAAAGTCTATGAAGAAAGAGGTAGCAAGCAAAGAGTATGCTGAGCATACGTTGAAGAAGATTGGGTCGATACCTCTTGGTTACAGTGATGAAGATATGGTATTTTTCCTTAATGGGAAAATTTATATTGCTAAAAGAACCAAGTAAAAAGCTTTTGAGGTTCAGTTATGGCAGTAAACGTACCAACACAAGACCAGATGTGTGATGTAGACCCAGACGCAGGTTTACCAAGTGCAAATGTCAGACAACTAATTGGAACAGTTAGTGGAACAAAAAATGTTAAAACAGCTGGTAACTTACCTGTTTCATATTCTCCAGGAGGTTCATCTTGGCAGAATGTTAATACTAACACAGGTGGATTTTTATATGAGGGACAAAATGGTCCTTGGGACGTGAGTTCTGAGACAAAATTATTAGTTTGGTCTTGGCAACATAACGCGCCAAACAGGATTCAGCAAGGAACAGTTGCATCAGGTGGAATGGTAATCCGTTTAGCTACTGGGACAGGAACAAGTAATTACAGAGATTATTATATTTCAGGTAATGATACTTTTGGTGGTTCATCACAACTTGGACCATTACCAACAGTTTGCGATTTAAATAATACGGATACAGACGCTACTGGCGGAACTTATGATAATACAGATGTTCAATGTTATGGAATAATCCAAGGTGCAGGCTCAATGGTTGGTAGCAATAATACTTGGATGTTCGTGCAGAGAGCTTGGATATTAGATACAGTAAAAAATGGAACCAATATAGTTAAATTTACAGGGACAAGTGATCCAGATGATTTAATTACTGCGGTATTGGGTTCGTCATATTCAACTAAGATCGGTTCTTGGGTATCTAAGTTGGGAGATGCTTATTTCTTTCCAGTAGCTTTTCAGATCGGAGATACGAGTACAGCTACTAACTTTGATTGTACCGGTAAGACAATTTTAAGTCCACCTAACAACCAAACAGGTGACCCAAGGTTTAGATATACAACTCAAGCAACAAGAGTTTATATTGTATTAAGAGACAATGTAGCAGATGATGCTGACTTAACTAATTCAACGTGGACTTGGGGAGTAGCAAGTCCATTTGATTTTGACGTAAGCAATAATTCGACAATCACAATCACAGGTGCAGTATTTACTGGAATGGGAGAAATGACCCTTGGCAGCAGTGTAGCAGGTGGGGCGACATTTTCTTTGGCTTCAGGAAGCAATCTAGTTATTAACGATGCAGATATAGATGGCTCAACTGTTAATGGAGATGTAGATCTGGATTCAGCCACAGATTTGACAGATGTAACGATCAATGGGGATTTGAGGATAACAACTGGGGCAGATTCAAACCTGTCATTCTCAAACGTAACAGTGACTGGAGATGTTTACAATGATTCAGGTAGTAACACCTTAACAATCAATGCCACCAACGGTTCCAATCTGACTGCGGGAGATCCTGGAACTGGCAATGGACAGACTAATATCCTTAATAATGTTGATCTCACCGTGACTGTAAAAGATACCGATGGGGTGGCCGTTGGTACTGCTCAGGTTGGCATTTATCAGATTAGCGACAGATTAGAATTGTTAAACGAAGATACTGACGGTAGTGGAATTGCTACGGATGTGTTTAATTACTCAACAGACACCAATGTAGAGGTTCGGGTGCGGAAGGCAAGTTCGGGCGCAACAAAATACAAAAACTTTTCGAGTTTGGGCACAGTAGGATCAGCGGGTCTATCGGTGCTCGTAACAATGATTGAAGATCCAAATAACAATGCAACTACGTAGGAGATGATGATGGCAGAATTTAGTATAGAGACCTTGGAAGCTGGTATTGACGGTTTAAAGAAGAACATTGCAATTCTTGAAGAGGCGATAGATCGTGACAGAAAGCAGATTGGTGAATATAGGGTTATGATTGATATTGCTGAGCGCAAAGAGCGTGAACGTAAGAAGATGGAAAAGCTTGCAGAGCAGCATATAACAATTAGCAGGTAGTAATTGAATGTCAATTGATATCACAGTTTACCCCAAGCTGAGTCCACGGGTAGTAGTAGTAGACTATCCTCAGACGGAAGCATCTGTGCAAGACATTGTTAACGCAGTTAGAGCATGGGAAGATACCTGGGAAGGCCAAGCTTATCCTTATCTGATTGATGCAGCTGGAAAAGAAGATCTCGGTGGAGGCACTACTGTTGGTATTACAGCAACATTTAGGAATACTCAATTGCGATTTGCAGCTCGTCCAGTTCCATTGTCAACAGGGACAGTTACAACAGGCAGTGGAACAGGACAGGTGTTGACTGATAGTGGTGCTGATTTTATAGCTGACGGTATTTATGTAGGGTGTACAGCTATCAATGAGACCACAAATGCAATGGAAACGGTTGTGTCTATAGATCCAGGTGGAACTGAAATCATCAGTTTTCCTTTGCAGGCAGGCACGAGACAAGATTGGCAAATAGGAGACTCGTATTCTGTTTATCCAAATGAATTGTGTAACATTTCGGGAGGTAATCTTGTTGCTGTTGATGACGTAGGTGCGTCAATAGATCCGATACTGCAAGCACCAAATGTGTTGGTTGTAAGGTCGAGTGCGTCAAGCGCAACAAATACAGATTTGGAAGCTATCCAGTATTCGACTTATCAGAATGCGGTTTGGATAGATCCAAATTCATTTAATTCTGGAACGACCTATCCTGTTGGAAACAGGGAATTTCCGGTTAATAATCTTTCTGATGCAATAGCTATTGCAAATGATAAAGGTTTTAAAACGTTGCAGATTCTTGATGATATGCTTTTGAATTCTGGGACAAATATTACAAATTTTAAAATTATAGGAGAAAGTCATGTTAATACTCACATTACGATGGATTCCTCCGCTCAATGCGAGGATGTAATAATTGAGAATTGCTTTATTGAAGGTGTCTTAGATGGAGGTACCACTATAGATAGATGTGTGGTGGGAGCTATCTCATATGTCAACGGTCATATTCACAATTGTGGACTTACTTCAGGACCGATTGTCTTGGATGGTACAGAGGATGCAATATTGGTTGAGTGTCATCAACTAGGGACTGATCCTGCTGTAGTTGACATGGGTGGATCTGGGCAAAATCTATCAGTTACTCAATATGCAGGGGGGATTCAGATTGAAAATCTTACATCTCCTGCATACGTGATAGCTGTAGGTTTGGCATCTGGGCGAGTTATTCTGGATAGTTCTATTACAGCGGGTGAGGTAGTTGTGGCAGGACCAGGGGTATTAGAAAATAATGCTACAAATTTAACTTTTTTGGATACTCAGGGGTTGCTGTCTAAAGAAACAATTACAGAGATCACATGGGATACTGTTTGGGTAGATACTATTAGTGGGAGTTCTGGTACTGATTTTCCTGCAGGCACACGAAAGCAGCCTGTCGATAATATGACCGACGCCAAGGCAATTGCACTCGTGAGAGGTATCGAAAAAATACATTTTCACGGTAGTGAAACTCTTTCGGAAGGCATGGCCGGATTTGTGATCGAGGCGGATAGCACTTTTGAGGCGGCTATCGATGTTAACGGACAGGATATTGAGAAAGCTTCATTCTATCGTATTCAACTTTCAGGGGTTTTTAATGGTACTGTTTCATGTGAAGAATCTGATATGGCTGACGGAATAACAGGGCTACAGGGGTCCTTTAGTAGTTGCGTCTTTCGTGGAGAACTCACTCCGTTGCAGGTACCTGGCACAGTCTTAACGTTGGGCAACTGTGTCTCTGGTGGGCTAAGTACAGTGATCCATGCATCAGGAGGCGTTATAATCGTGGGAACTGGTTTTTCGGGGCAATGGATTCTGGAGGATAGCGTAATAGCTCCCGCTCCTAGCGTGGCTCAGCTTGAGTTTGCGTCAGGGAAATTGACAATTGACAGTACATGCATAGGCGGATTTGTCGATGTGGCCGGTATTGTTGTGACGACTGATAATAGCGGTGCAGGTTGTCTGGTGGTACGGGATGGACAGATACAGGCATCTCCCGAGGCATATGCAGGGGCAATCTGGATCAACACGTCCAGTCCAGATGCTGGTCAATTATATCCAGTTGGTACACCTTCTCGACCAGTCAATAATATTTCAGATGCCCTGGCGTTAGCTTTAGATCTCAACATTAAGCATATTAATTACACAGGAATGCTTATTCTTCCACAGGATGTGGAGGGTTTTACATTTACCGGTATTGGAGATATTGCCACCAACATTATTGTAGCATCGGGGCAGAGTTTGGATGGATCGTTTTTCGAACGAGTGACCCTCACTGGACTGATGACAGGATCGGCAAATTACGTGCAGAGTTTTCTGCATGATTTATCTGGAGTTGCAGGAATCGCTGACAACTCCGCGCTTTCGGGTACAATTACTTTAGGTGGGATAGGCACATACTTACAGGGCAAGAGTTTGGCTTCAGCTTCTCAACCAACGGTGATAGACATGGTTGGTGCAGGTCGATTATTTCAGGCAGAGATCAACGGGCAGTTAGAATTTCGTAACGCAGGAGTTGGATCATCAATGTCGTTTGGTGGTGATTATGGTGAGGCTACGTTGGATTCTAGTTGCGTGGGTGGGACTTTAAGTTTACAGGGTGGTTTTACTTTAGACGACCAAAGTGGGGGAGCGGTTACTGTTGTGGATTCGTCTGTGGATGGGCGTCATGGTTCTGGATCTTGGGAAGGAGCGGGAACAGCAGGGGATATTGCTGATGCAGTATGGGATGAGATCCTTACGGGTGCGACACATAATATACCAACGAGTGCTGGTAGGCGTCTGAGAGCTATTGCATCTCAAGTGATTATAACTGGCACGGCAGTTGATTCTGGGATTGGTAGCAATCAGATTGAACTGGACAATGATGCTTCTACTGTTGATGGGGCCTATGATCCATCCATGCTTGCGATTGTTGACGGTGTAGGGGCTGGACAATCACGGCTGATACTTCAGTATGAGGGGTCTACAAAAACTGCAACAGTGGATAGAGACTGGAAAACATTACCAGACGATACAAGTGAATATGTAATTTCAGGTCATCCAGGAAGAGAGCATGTGAATGAAGGTCTTGCACAAGCGGGTGCTGCAGCAACCATTACATTGAATGCATTGGCAAGTGATACTGATGATTCATATAATAGACAGTCGGTTTTTATTCGTAGTGGTACAGGGGAGGATCAAGTTCGTACTGTCAAATCGTATGATGGCACAACAAAGATTGCAACTATAGATGAGGACTGGAATATTATTCCAGATTCAACATCTGGCTATGTGTTACTGCCAACACGGGAGCATACTACCGAGACTCTATATGATATGTATTGGACAAAAGTTTATGTTGATACGGTTGATGGTGTTGCTGGAACGGAATTCCCAATAGGCACAGCGGGGAATCCAGTAAACAATATAGCAGAAGCAAAAATTATTGCTGATGCAAGAAATATAAAAGAGTTTAGCGTGATAGGGGCTATTGCGCTCCATACAGATTTTGAGGGTTATTATTTTGGCAACCATGGGGGAGACACTGTAATAGATCTAAATAATCAGAGTGTGGAGGATGCGGTATTTGATACGGTTATTCTGACGGGTGTACAAAATGGAAGAATTCACGCTAATGTATGCAGCTTACTTAACTTGGTAGGCATGGAGGGCGAATACAGGGATTCGGTTATTCGTTCAGATCTCGATTGCAAGACGGGTGTTTGGACACATTTGTGGAGTGGGCAAGCTGTCGCAGCTACACGGTATAATATTGACATGAACGGAGGTGCCTTGGTTGGCATTGCCGAGACGGTCTTAGTATGTCAGGTTCAGAATATGACAAGCCCTTCTTCCATATTACTAAAACATGGACAAGGGCAGGTAACAGGTGATTCTTCAAATACTAATGGGTCTATTAGATTAGGTGGAGAGGCTTCTTGGAATGATGCAGGAGTAGGAGTAAATGTTTCAGTAGTAGATGATACGACAAGAGTAGTTACAGCCGAGGCAGTATGGGAAGAGGATCCAAGTGACCATGACAATGATGGGACAATGGGTGGTATATTTAATGAAATGTCGAATATGTTAACAGGAAGATTTCATATAACTAACAATCAAATGATATTTTATGAGGATGATAATTTGACGGAAGTTGCACGGTTTGATCTGACGGATGAGTCTGGAAATCCAAGCATGGCGAATGTGTTTGAAAGGGTTAGAGTATAATGGGTGGGGGAACTGGAGGCGATTTTGCCTGGAAAAAATTCAAATGATTCTACGGAATTATATAAAAAACTATTGGATGCTGTGGATGATAAACATGATGCGGCAATTAAGAGGTTGGAGGGCAGAATGAAAGATGCGGAGGCAAGGAAAGCTGACGACAGAGTTGTTACTACAGAATTGAATAGTTTGAGATCAGATGTAGAAGGTATTGAAAAAAAAGTACAAGAACCTTATGCGTGCCAAAATGAAGGTACACTCTTTCTTTTTAAGAAAGATATTGGTGAGTGTAAAACCACAGTAGAGGAGCTTAAGGGTGAAATGAACAAATGGTGGAAAAGTATTAAATTTGGTACGATTATTGGGGTGATTGCCTTGGTTATTCCGGCAGGTGCTTACATTTTAAATCTTGGAGATGGTCTCAAGGATACAGAACGTTCTGTTGCTAAGATTGAAAAAAGTGTAGAGGGTGTTGTCAAAAGCAATGTGAAGGTTGTGGCTATTGTAGAGAAGATGCAAAGAGAAGAGACTGTGAAGCAAAAAGAAGATAGTTTGAAGAAGGCGTTTATTGATGCACTTGAGACTCATGAGAAAAACAAAAAGAAAAAAAGAAAGAAAAGCCGTTGAATCGAATAGTTACATTAGGGTTTGGGCCTCAATCTAAGCTTGTCACGATAGGGTATGGTGGTGATTTTGCAGCCAGGTTGAGGGCGGTTTTGAGTTTAATGTCAAAGTTATCAAAAAGTCTTCTTTTGAAATCAGAGTGGAGGAAAACATAGAATGCAGGATTCTTTAACAGGCTATTCCAGGATAAGTTTTGATATAGATATAGTGTCTGAGGCCGCGAAATCGATTTCGTTGACATGTTCTCTGGAAGAGATAGAGGGATCGTTGGATGTTGTTTCTAGTATTGGAATGACAATGGAGATAGTGTCAGAGTTGTCTCTGGAGGAGGCTTAGGAATGAGTTGCAATGTTTGTGATGGGGACAGTAAATATTATGTGGGTGATATAGGGACAGATCTTGTAGTGGATACATGCGAGCCTATAACAACTGCTACAACTACAGATTTGAGGATCATGAAGCCAGATGGTAATTTATTCACATGGACAGGAGCTGTCTATGATACTACGAAGATAAAATATACTGTAATTGCGGGTGACTTTGATCAGGCAGGGACATATAGGTTGCAGGCGTATGTGGTGATGCCTGGATGGACGGGTAGAGGAGACACTGTGTTTTTCAAGGTAAGAGATTTGTTTGCGTAAAGAATTAGATGGCAAAGAAGTATAAATATAAGAAACCAAAAGTAACAAGTTCAATGTCTACGATGCCAGTGATCTATCTTGAGCGTTCTGCTGTTGAGTCTTTTAATATGGTAGCAGAGATGACTGGAAGGATGGAGAGAGGTAGAGAGCTTTTTCTTTTGGAGATAGCAGGTATTGTTATCAAGGGTGTCAAGAGCAAAGGAGTCAAGGTAAAGATAGGGAATGAAGATGTTGATTATGCAAAGGATCTTAGGATAGCGATTGTAGATGGTGTCAGTGATTATGAGTCGGTAGCTATTTATTTTGAGAATTCATCTGTAAAGCTTGAAGCTGAGAGGCTTGCTGATACGGTTTTGTTTGTAAGAGCACTTCCGTCTTCTCCAAAATGGGTTGATGCTTTGATAAGATTTGGTCCATGGCCTGCGGAACTATTGCCTGTGCATGTAATGGAGAAAGACGCGAAATTGATTTCGCGAAAAGCGAGGCAGGATGAGATTAGAGCTTTTGCAGATAGAATTTATGACAGAAGGCAAGAGATAGAGAGGCTTTTGATGTCGGCAGGGGCAAAGGATCCATCTATAGATAGCAATGACAATGCAAAGGGAACTATTGTCAACGAGGATGTTGGATATAATGTGATAAGGAAAGAATTCGGTTTTGATGGTGAGGGTCAAGAGGCACATTGGAGACCTGCATTAAATATGTTAGAGCAGGAATTGCCCCTTGTAATGCAAAAATTTATAGATTATCTTGAAACAGGTAGAGAGACTGTATTTGATATACCAGACAAGTATGGTGAAATTAGCAAGAGTGCGGTCATGGAAGGTATGGCGTTTCAAAAGGAACTTGCTCCTTTTTTATAGAGAAAGAAATGGGTGTTGAACGATGACAGATGGAAAAAAAGTGGATGCTCTGAAGGGTTTGGC